GGCCCAGCCAATCGTTAAAAAAGGTACCTGTTCCGCGTTCGGGTCGCCCTTTGCCGCCAGCCACGCATGGGCCATTTCGGCCCAGCGCGCCAGTGGCGAGACATAGGACGGCAGTTGCAGCGAGACGTGATAGCCCGCCCGTTCCGGATGCTTGGCCCGCCAGGTTGCGCCCCGCGCCGGATCGTTAAAACGGGGGCGGTGGTGCTCGTGTATCTCCCCATCGCAGGACGGGCAGATAAAAAAGGGATCGCCCGGATCGCCGCCGCTTTCGATATTGGTGCGAAAGCTGTCCCAGTCCAATTCGTGGACATGGCCGCAATGCGGGCAAGCCACGTTCCAGCGCTCGTCCGATCCGGCCTTGACCGACTTGGTAATCCGGCAATTGTCGGCGACCAGCGGGGTCGAGACCTTGAAAATCTTGGCGTCATCAAACGCCTTGCTGCGGCTGTCGGCCTGCCCCTCGGGATCGCCCGCGCCGTTATCGTCGTCCCATTTGGCCAGATCGTCTTGGACCTGACGCTTGACCGAGATCTCGGACAGGCTTGACGGAGACGCCGCCCCCGCCAACTGGATCGTCGCCCGCCCGTCGCGGCGCTCCATATACGATCCGGTCGCGCTGGCGTCTTTGGTCCGGTCGGTCGCGAAAACGGATTTAAGCCGGGCGATCCCCTTGATAAACGGCTTGAATTTCATCCGCATCCAACGCCGGGCGTTCGGTTCGGTCGGATGCGTGTACAGCAGATGGGCCGGGTCAAGATCGGTCGAGGCGGCGGTGAAGATCATCGCCACCACGGTCCCGCCCAACTGCGCCCCCTTGCCCAGACTGACAATCCGGCACGGATGATCGGGAGACAGCACCTCGAACAGGCGGTCGAAAAACGGGAAATCGGCGGCGACATAGCGCCCGCCCGCCCGAGGCCCCTCGGCAAAGACGATGAAATCAACCGCCCATTTGCGCAGATCGACCGGCGGCGGCGGGGTCATTACTTCCGCTTCGGTCGTAAGGGCCAGCCACTCCGCGTTGGTCAAATGCGCGTCGAAGGGGGCCATCATCGTCTACTCCGGTGTGGGCGGGTCCTCCGGCAAATCAAGGTCGCTGATGAATTGATCTGTCGCTGCCGCCCGATTGCGGACGGACGCCGCCCTCTCCTCGCGCCAGAGCCGAAACTGTGTGCGGATCAGGATCACCAGCGCTCGCCGGTCCAGATCGCGGCCCTGTGACCGCGCATCGGACACCGCCGCCGCCAGCGCGTTGGCAAGGTCGGTGGTCAGCCAGATTTCGATCGACTGGACCCATTCGCCCAGCGCACGGGCAAAAGCCGCCCTTGCCGCACTGGTCAGGGTATAGATGCCGCGCTCCTCGGCGTTCTTGCGGCGCTCGCGCTCGGCGGCGATCTCGGCCTGATCGGCTTTGGCCTTTTGCAGGCGGGCCGCGTCGTCGTCGCCCATCGGGATCGTCAGGGCTGGGGCTGGGGCCGGAGACGGGACCGGCGTAGCAGCGGAGGGAGGCGGCGGCAACTCGCGCCCCTGCCCCAGAACCTGACCGACGTTGAGACGCTGGCGGAGCAGAGCATCAGCCTTCTCAACATCGATTTGTGCCGCCCGGCCTTCGCCAACCAGAGCCCCGGTCAGCCAGCCCGACGACACCCATTGTGATACGCGCGCAGCGCTCACCCCCCGATGCGCCGCATACGCTCCCTTCGAAAGCACGGCCATCGGACTTTAGCCCCTGTTAAGGCTTCGACTTTAGCGAGTTAACCGGGTTAAGCCGACTTAACCCTTTGAATTTGCGTGTCACTGGGCCTACATCGCGGTTCGCATTACCCGATGTGGGAACCCCCTCGGGAAGGACCCATGGGGGCGGGGGTGGGTCAGACCACGCGGATCGAGAATCAAAAACCCCGCCGGACTGTCAGTCGGGCGGGGTTGATGCACCTCGGTTAGGATGACGAAGCTCATACCAGAATTTGTGTGGCTTGTGCAAGCTCTTTCAATTTTCCGTCTCTCTCCATCCCGTCGAGGATGGTTTCGAGCGTCCGGTTCAAAACCTGATTGAGCTGCCACCGCCCGCGTGAGTTCGGATCGATCGCCATGATCTCTTCCCACGGCGTGCGTCGAGCCCACTCCAGAACCACCCGTCGGGCGAACTTATCCCCCCCATACGAATTGACCCACCCGATTACGATTTCGACGGCATCGACAACATGGTCTGAGGTTCCATTTCCTCCCGTCGCACCATTGGCAAGACGTTCGAGGATTTCGGCGGCCGTCTTTCCCTTGACCCGATTCAGATCGGGCAGGCTATCGGCCAGCTTGCGGATAATCCGCATCGCGGCCCGGAGGCACAGCTTCAACTCTTCCACCTCGCGGCGCACCGGGCGAACAGTCCGCACCCGCGTCTTCAGCTCGACCGAGACATGGCCTCTGTCCTGAGAGACGATTTCGGCGCGGGCATTGGCCGAGACCAGCGGAGCCCGGACACGGCGCGCGGCGACCTTGTCGGCCTCACTCGCATAGACAATCTTCGTTTTCCCAGCCATTCCCGTTCCTTTCTTTTGTCCGCCCTGTCCGGGTTATCATTTGACCTCGGACAGCGAAAAAACCCTGTCTCTGCTTGCCTTTGTCCGCCCTGTCCGGGCTGTCCGGGCATCTCCTCACGCACACACGCCCGCGCCCTATACGCGCCCGCGCACGCGCGCGAAAAAAACAACCCGGACAACCCGGACAACCCGGACAAAGCCCGGTTCTAAGCGACTCTCCTCTGTCCGGGATGAGGCATCACCCCGGACACCCCGGACAGTCTGGTTAAGTCAAATCCCAACACCCGCCATCATCAGCAACGGGAGGGGGAGCAGGTGGCGGGGAATCTCCCTCCCCATCGCCCCAATCGAACTTCCGGCCGACCATTGACGAAAAATGGTCCCTGCATTCCCGCAAAGTGGGGAAATCCTTCCACCCCCGCGCCCGCGTCCAGACCTTTTCGCCACTGGAATCGACGACCCAGACGTCCTTTTCGATCAAGGGCACCCTGACCTTCTGATCATCCCGGAAGCGCCTCGGAACCTTCCCCCGGACGGCGATTGCCCACTGTTCCTTCGGCATCTTGCGGCCCCGGTGGATGCGGTCAACGAACAGCCTGAAATCGTCGTACAGCGGGCCGGTCGGAACATCGCTCTCCCACCCGTCATGCCAGGGCAAAAGACGCCCATCGCGCAGCTTTCCGAGCCACCAATGGTCAAAGTCGGACATACTGGCGACCTTCTGTTCCCACAGCCCTTCCGTGTCGGGGATTTTGCGCAAATTGACCTGAGACAGATCGAATCGCAGCAGGTAGGCCAGCAAGTGTTCGCGGCCTCCCGCGTCCATTTCTTCGTCGATCCTCGCAAAAAATGAGTGGTCCTGAAGGTTGCCGTCCGCGACATCCAGAACAGCAAACCGCCTTTCCTCAAATCCGGCGGGGACCACCCAGGTATTGTTGCTGGTCACATACAGGCGGATCAGGTTTCGGACCTGGACCCCGTCGACCCCCTTGCGCTCCAGCATGTGGACATCGCCCGTCACCAAATCCTTGAGAACGCCTTCGGCCTCCTTATCGCCCGCCCAGAACCCCTCATCGGCCTGAAGCAAGAGGCAGTTGAACATGTGACTGTTGAACTGCCCGGTCAGATGGGAAGACTTAGCGACCTTGACGTAATGATCACCTAGTAAAGAGCCGACCACCTCGCCCGGCTTGCTTTTCCCCGAGCCCTGACGCCCACGCAGAACCAAGGCAGTCCCGACTTTGGATTCCGGGTTCTGGACCAAATCGGCGAACCATCCCCACACCCATCGGCCGATATCTTCCTTTTCCCCCGCGACATTGCGGGCGATGTGGTCGGCAAAGGTCGGGATGTGCTTCAGATGGTCAGCCGGGTTCGGATAGAACGGCGCGGGCGAGACGGAATATCCCCGCCAAAGGTTGAACCACCGATTCCCGCATATCTCGTCGGGCATCCCTTCCGGGGCAAATTCGACCCCGGCATATTTCCGCCGCTCTTTGCTTTTGAGCCACAGCCCGCCGATCCCGACCATCCGCCGAGCGTCTTCGTCAAACGCCTGTTCGTCGTCGAGCCATGCCTTAAAGGCCTCAATGCTCAGGAATTCGACAACCGGCCTCCGCCGGTAATTGACCGTCTCACGCAAGATCAGAGCTTTCCCCCCCAAGAGGACCAGAGCAAATTCCTTCGAGATTTCCCGCAACCGCTCCTCAAGAGGATCTCCAGGACGACGGACACCGCTTCCGCCGCGCCCACCCTTGCGCTGTTGCTTGGCCTTAGCCAAATCGATCGGCTCCGTCATGCCACCCCCCGCACCGCTTCCTGGGCCACCTGGACGCGCGGATGGCGTAACCGAGGCGGTCGAACGTGTTTTTCCAAAGCCTCGCCCAGCTCAATCGATGCACCGACCAGGGTGGACAACGCCCCCAAGGCTTCCCAAGCCCGCCCCCAATCGATCATCACTACGCTGTCCCTTCCTTCGGCCTGATCTCGCAACCAGGGGAGAGGGCCATCGGCGACGAAAACCGGCCGCACCAGCCCCTGCGCCTCAAGCGCCAGGGCCTCGGCCACGACATTTTCTCCCAGCACGGTGGCGGTGCCGGTGCGCGTTGAAATCTCGCCCGAGCGGACATCCCACCCGACCAAATCAAGCGGCACGGCGTCTCCCGGACCCGTCTCCCACACGGGAAGAACGAGAAGCGAGACCCCCACGGCCCCGCGCTCGACCGGCTCCCACAGCATCGGGCGGACAGCATCGGGCCAGTCCTGACCGTCGAGCGCCCGGCCCTTGATGACCTTGGCGCGGACAAGGCCGACGCCGCCGATCCGCTTGACCAGCGCCTCCCAATCCACCCCCTGGCGGACCAGCCACGCCGGGACCTCGGATGCGGCGGCAGACGCCACCGCCCGCGCCCAATCGTCACGCAAGATCGCGGCTCCCGGCACCGGGGCGACCTTGCGGCGCGACCGCCCGACCAGCAGCACCGGCCCGGCCAAGCGATAGCGCCGCCGCATCCGCCCCCGCCATGTGTCCAACACAGCGCGGCGCATCGTCGGGTCGACGATCTGGGCAGCAGAGGCAAACAGCGTCCGCTCCAGCGCGGCCAGACGCTCGGGCGTGTCGGGGTGCGATCCGCGATGGGCTTGCCACCACACGATATCGATGATCGATTGCCCCCCGGCCAAGGCGACCTTGACCGCGTCAAGCCCGCGATCGCGGACCAGAGAATCGGGATCGTGGCCTCGGGGCAGCGAAGCCAAGCGCAGATCATGGCCCGGCCGCAGCAGAGGCAACGCCCGCGCTGCGACCCGATCGCCCGCCGCCCGGCCCGCGCCGTCACCGTCCAGGCACACCACCAGCTCGGGGGCGTATCGCCACAAGGCCTCGATCTGGCGCTCGGTTACCGCCGTCCCCAGCGGAGCCACCGCGATCGGCAAACCGGCTTGATGCAACGCGATCACGTCGAGATAGCCCTCGACCAGCACCGCCCGCCCGGTTTGCCCCATCGCCTCGCGCGCCTGGGCCAGCCCGTACAGGGTGCCGCCCTTGTCGAACAACGGCGTCTCGGGCGAGTTCAAATATTTAGGCTGACCGTCGCCCAGGATGCGGGCACCAAAGGCGATCACCCGCCCCGCCGATCGGTAATCGGGAAGGTGACCCGCCCCCGGAACAGGTCGCGGGTTGAGCCATCCTCGCGGCGATGGAGCAACCCGGCCTCGATCAGCAAAGCCTCGGGAAAACGATCGCCCATCAGCGCCGCCTTGAGGCCGCCACCCATCGGAGCCCACCCCAGCCGGAAACGGGCAATCGTCTCGTCGGTCAGCCCACGACGATGCAGATAGGCCAACCCCTCCGCCCCGCCCGGATCACGCAACCGCGCCTCATACCACGCCGTCGCCGCGTCGAGCGCCTCGTGCAAGGTGGCGCGGCGCTGATCGCGGGCACGCTCCTCCGGGCTGGCGCGCGGCACCTCGATCCCGGCCTCGTCGGCCAGTTGCTCGACCGCGTCGAGGAACGACAGCCCCCGCGCCCGCATCTCGAACCCGATGACGTCGCCATGCGCCCCGCAGCCGAAGCAGTGGAAAAACCCCTTGTCTTCATTGACGGTGAAGGATGGGCTCTTTTCGGTGTGGAAGGGGCACAGGCCGGAATGCTCGCGGCCCTTGCGCTCCAGCTTGACCCGGCGACCGATCACCGACACCAGCGAAACGCGATCGCGCAGCTCGTCCAGAAAGGAATCGGGCAGGCTCATCGCGGCACCCTGCGGGCACGGAGATCGAGGATACGCGGCTCGGATGTAAGGGCGGCGTTGAGGTCCGCGAGCTTAAGCGCGGATGGAATCTTGGCGTTCATGACGAAGCCCTCTGACTGGCGCTACGAGCACCAACAGCAAGGCTTCTGACGGCCTCGCTGGCGGCGGGAGGTTCAGAACCCAGAAGACTGGTCAGAGACAGGCTTCGGGCGGAGTTATTCCCCTGTCGGGTATTATATTCCTCGCCCTCCCGCCATAGCGGGACATGCACCGGCATAGCGCCGGGCATGAAAAAGGCCACGTTTCTTTCGGGGTGGCTGCCGCTCTGACAATCTTCGGAGGTTCTGACGCCTCCGAAGACCACCATGCCCGTCTCGGACTCCGAGGTCAAGCCCCGATCCCGCCCGTTTTTAACCGCGCCCGCCATTACCACAGACTCCCCTGTTTGGGGGCAGGAACGCCCGCCGCGACCGGGGCCGGAGACGACAGCTTTTCGACGACAGCAGCCTTCGCCGCCGGGCGATGATCGGCGCAATACCAGACATACGCGCCGTCGACCTTGCGCGGATTGCGCCGCCCATAAGGCCCCCACGCACCGCAGACCGCGCACAGATGCTCGTGATCGGGGATCATCGCGCCGCGACCTCCGGCGGGTTGTCCAACACGGCGCGAACGCCGTTCGCCACCGCGCGCGGATCGGCAACCGGGGCCAGATCGGCGACGATCTTGCCAAGCGGCCACATCGCCGCCAGCCGGTACTGTATCGCCACAGCCAAGGGAGAGCGCGGGCCGGTCATTCGGCGGCCCCTATACACACCGATGTGTATTTACCACTTGCAACAATACACATCGATGTGTATTGTGAAGGAACAAGAGGGAGGAAACGATGTCGATCAGCAGCCGCGAAGCCATCCGAAAAATAGAAGCCGATGGCTGGTACAAGGCGGGGCAGACCGGGGACCACATCCACTTCAAGCACCCCACCAAACCCGGCAAGGCGACAATCCCCCACCCCAACAAAGACCTGACGATCAAGACGATCCGCAGCATCGAGAAACAGACAGGGGTAAGCCTCCGCTAGGAGGCCACTTACACGAGAACAAGGCCAAACCGGAGGCGACACCTCATCAAGCCCGGTAAGGACACAATCAACATCACTTGTTACACTTGAAATGACACTCAAATAAACCTCCGCAAGGAGGTTGCTCGCTAGCAAACAACAAAAAGTCAAGGATAACACATTATGAAACGTCACTACCCGGCAGTTATAGATAAAGACATCGGCAGTGACTACGGTATCAGCTTTCCTGACTTTCCTGGCTGCATCAGCGCCGGAGAAACCCCCGAAGACGCCATTGCCATGGGAACCGAGGCATTGACTGGACATATCGCCCTTATGGCCGAGGACGGCGATGCCATCCCCGCCCCCACTCCGGTTGAGGCCGTGACGTGGGAAAAGGACGAAAACGTCGTCTGCGTCGCCCTGATTCCGGTCGTCGTCCCCGGTAAGGCCAAGCGCATCAACGTCACTCTGGACGAGAGCCTGATCGAGGAGATCGACGCGATCGCCCCCAACCGTTCCGGCTTCCTGGCCGACGCAGCCCGCGCCGAATTGACCCGCCGCCGCGCGGCGGCTTGAGAAAAGAGGCAGAGCGGCACCGTTCAGAGCGCCGGGCGGGGTGTCGGCAGACTCCCTTTGCTGGCCCGGCTCGGTGCCGCTCATCTCATTTGGCCGCCACGCGATATGGAGGCCGTAAGCCCCGTGATGGACCCCGGACAGCGCGAACCAGTTGATCCGCCACCCAGCATTATGGAGGACGCACGCCGCCAGATCGTCGCAACGCTGCACAAGGCTATCCATCATCGCCACCACACCAGCGCAGCCGCGCCAGCGGACAACGCCGCCCAAATCAGCGCCGCGCCCTGACTGATTTGATCCATCACTCCGCACAGACCCGAGACATCGATCATGTCAGTCCCCCCGACCAATCGCCCGCGCCGCATGGGTCGTGCCCGGTCGCGGCGACCATCCCGCCGCCCGGTTAACCCCCCGCCGCGCCACATCGATCCCGTATGCAGCCCAGCCCTTGAGCGGCTCGTCGGCAAAAGCGGGCGGCAGATCGACCTCAACACCCGATTCTCGCGCTGCGTGGAAAATTTCGGCCACGGCGAAAGCCGTCCGCCATTTGGCCTCCACCTCATCCCCCCGCCGTAGCGCCGCCAGGATATCGGCAAGGGCCGCCGCGATCCCGGAATCACAATCGGCTACGCCCATCGCCCAACCCTCCCGGAGCCGGGGCCGCGCGCGACGTGGACCCGGCTGGTCCGCGCCCACAACGCCCCGTCCTCGCCCAGCGCGACCGAGAGCGGCTCGTGCAGCGCCGCGACCATCATCACCACCCCGGCCAGGGTGCGGATCAGCGGCGATCGTGACGGGATAGCCGATGCGCCAGCACCATCAGCTGCTCGGTCCTGGTATTGATCCATCGGGTCAGCCGCGCCGACAGGTCCGCCAGCGCCGTCAGCCCCATCGATAAGCGCGCGAGCAGACGCGCGCAGATTCTGGCTGCGGTGTGATTCATGGGTTACCCTTTGTCGGATCAGGGCGACTCGCCGCTCGATCGCGGCCAGATCTCCCAGCAGGTCGGAATCGGTTTGGCGCAAGACCGGGGCGAAAACGCAAAGTAGGAAGTCCTCACCCCAATATTGTGTCATTGCGACAAGATGTTTTGGCTCCGGCAACTTGCCCGTGCGCCACTTTTTGGCGGTCTGTTCAGCGACGCCAAAAAGCGCCATTAAGTCCTTTGCCGAATACACCCGGCACCATTGGCCGAAGGCATCGCCGACCGCTCCAAAGGACAGAACATTAAGGGCCGCCAAGGTCATTTCAGTTTCCCCCCGACTGCGACACCCTGCGCGAAATGACAGGAGACAAATCGATGCCACCCAAGAAACCCCGCACCCTCGAACAGGAACTGGCCGACGCCGCCGCCGCGCTCGAAGCCGAAGGAAAGCCCAGCGCCGCCGCTTTGCTGCGCGAAGCCGCCGCCTCGGCGACCCCGGACCAATTGGCCGAGCCGGTGCCGGACGCAGAGGAAAAGGGGGAATGAGGCCATCACGCGGCCTCCCCGGGCTGATCCGCCGTCAGGACGAAATCCCCGGCGCTGTATCCGATCCCGGATCGATCCGCCGCCACCATCAACGCTCGCATTGCATCGGCAGAGAGCCGCCCGCGCGAGATCATCATGCGTAAGGCGGGAAGCTCCCCCCGATACCCGGCGCTGACCATCGCGGCGAACGCGCCGTCCCGGCCCCCCAGCTTGTCGATGATCGCGAACGTTTTGTTTTCCATGGGCACCACTATGAACAATCCGTTCATTGCCGTCAATAACGAAATGTTCATGGCGCGGGGGCTAGGCCAATGAACAAACTGGTCGCCATGATTAAGATCGGGGAAAAATTGCGGGAAATCGCCGCTGCACGGGGCATGTCCAACGCCGAGGTCGCGCGGCGGGTGGGCATCAGCGCCGAGCGCTACAGCCATTATGTCCGCGCCAACCGTCAGCCCGATTTTGACACCCTGATCGCGATTTGCCGGGTCCTGGACGTGACCCCGAACCACCTCTTTGATGTCGGGATCAATCAGGACGAGCCCCTACCCACCCCCACCCATCGCGACGGATCGCGACGGCCTGGTCTATGAGGATGAGGTCTATGTCCCGGTGCCGGTCTATGACATGCGGGCATCAGCCGGATTTGGCCTGACCACCGAGTCAAACCCCGCGCCGCTCCACTCTAATTTTTATCGGTTGGACTGGCTGCGCCGGGTCACCGCGGCAACCCCGGACCAGCTCGCCGTCGTCCGCGTCTGCGGCGACTCGATGTGGGACACCCTGCACGATGGGGACCATGTCCTGGTCGACCGGACACAGACATCGCTACGCAAAGAGGGGCTGTTTGTGCTCGATGTCGAGGGCGAGGTCTACGTCAAGCGCTGCTCCTACCGCCCCGATACGCGCCGCGTCACAATGCGCAGCGACAACAGCGCCTATCCGACCTGGGACGCGATCGACCCCGAAACGGTGACGGTGATTGGCCGCGTCCTCTGGCTGGGCCGCCACCTCGGATAGATCAGGCCCGCCGCCGCGCCCGCAGCCGCCGGATCAACACCCGACGCCGCCGCAACACCCGCGACGCCTCGACAAAACTGCCCGACAGGATACCGGCGGGCATTGCGATCATCCCGATCCCGATCAAGGCGACGATCCCGCCCAGGATTTTACCCGCCACCGTCACCGGGTAAACATCACCATAGCCCACGGTGGTCAGGGTCACGATGCTCCACCACAGGGCGCGGGGGATGCTGCCAAAGGTCTCGGGCTGCGCATCGGACTCGGCCAGCCAAAGCATCGTCGCCGAGATCAGCAACACACAGGCGGCAATCGCCAGCGTGACCGCCAGCTCGCGGCGGCACCGCCGCACCGTCAGCTCGACCAGTAGCACCGACGACGAGTAGCGGCCCAGCTTGGCGATCCGCAGCAGCCGCAACAGGCGCAGCAGACGCAAAACAAAGGCGTCGGACGCCCCAGCCAACAGCAGGGTCGGCAGAAAAGCGGCCAAATCGATCAGCGACATCGGCTGAATGACCCAGCGCCACCGACCGCGCCACCCGGAAAAAGGGGGCTCCTCTCCCGCCGCCCACAGCCGCACGCCATACTCGACCGCGAACAGGGCGGCGACCGATAGGTCAATCCACCGCATCACCCCGCCCCAAGCGTCCGATAGTGCGGGCTCGGTCTCCAACACAAACAGCGCCAGACTAAGCAGCACCAGGGCGACAATCCCCTGATTGAGCGGGGACATCGCCCCGCCCGGCCACGCGGTCGGCTCCAAATGACGATAGATCCGCGCCCGCAGCGTCAAGGCGCCCGCCGTCACCGCCCGACCACGCCAGGGGCCGCCGGGCACAGCGCAAGCTGATCGGGCTTCAGGTCAGGACGGGCGCAATCCAACCCACCGACCGGCCCGCCCGTTGCCGATTTTCGCACCGCCCCGACCCTTGGCTTGGCGGATTTTGCCGCCGCTGCCTTCGGGACGTGGATATGGACGTGTGTTGTTCGCGCCTTGTGATAGGTGCGATGCGATCCCCCACGCCCGCCATGCCCACCCCGGGCCTCCGCATCCGTCGTCACCAGGATCAGCGCCGCCGCAGCGGCAATCAAGACGACTAATCGCCCTACCACTTCGCTCTTTTTCCGCATTTTTTTGCCCCTCCCCCTACCGGGGAGAGCATCGCGAACGCCGTTCGCCCCGACCATGAACATTTTGTTGTTGACTGAGTGTGAACAAAACGTTCATGTTTGACCCAGCAGAACGCGGTGATCGGCACCGCGACACGGAGGGGAGGCGAGACGATGGCCCGCAAACCGCTCAGAGAAATTGCCCGCAAGCGTCAACCACTGTCGTTCGAGGCTTTTTCGGCCCTTTACGACAAGCTTGGAGCGGCCGCCGACGGCTTTGCCGATCTCGGCCTTAACGACCTCGCGGCTGAAATGTGCGCTGTCCGCGTCCGCCTGTCGCAGGCATGGGCAGCAATCACCACCGCCGAGCGGGAGGGCCGTTGACATGCCGTCCGCCTTTGTCGCTGCCCGCATCGCCGAGGCCCGCGCCATCCTGGCCCGGCCGTTTTCGTACCGCGCGTCTCTGGTCGAAACCGCCGCCCGCGTCTTGATCCAATGGGAAGGCCGCCCGGCATGAGACCGCGCCGCCGCCTCCGTCGTCTCGTCCGCCGCGTGATCGGCCCCGGCCTCGCCTTGGCGTCTTGGATCGGGTCGGCGCTCAACCGACCCCGGCGCGGCCGGATCGTCGCCCTCCCCCTATCCCCCGCGAACGGCGTTCGCCTCCCGCGCACAAAGTGAGCCTCGCCATGCCCGCCACCCCCGCGCCGTTGCGCCCGATTGATCGTGTCTTTGCCCTGGCGATTGCCCAGGGCCACACCAACCCCGAAGGCGGGGTCAGCATTCGCGGGCTGGCCCGCGCCGCCGGAATCAATCACTCGACGCTGATCAACGCCCGTGACGGCAAAAGCGGACGATTGAGCGAGGATACCTATGCCGCCCTGGCCACGCTGTTAGGCACCACGGTCGGCGCGCTGCTGGGGGAGGCCCCGCCCGCCGCCGATCCGGCCCCGGCCGGGCTGGCGCTGCTGCGGCTCGACCAGATCGACGCCTCGCCGCTCAACCCGCGCAAAACCTTTAACGCCACCGCGCTGGACGAGCTGGCCTCCAGCATCGCCGAAAACGGGCTGTTGCAAAACATCGTGGTCCGGACGGCGGACCAGGGCCGCTATCGGATCGTCGCGGGCGAGCGCCGCTGGCGCGCCCTGACCCTGCTCGCCGAGCGTGGCCAGTGGGACGCAACCGCGCCGCTGATCCCGGCCAAGGTGGTTGAGGCCGACGACGCCGAGCATTTGGCCCTGGCTGTGCTGGAAAATCTCCAGCGCCAGGACATCAACCCGATGGAAGAGGCGGAGGGCTTCGCCCAGTTGATCGCGCTCGATCCCGCCCGCTACACCCCGCGCGCGATCGCCGACAAAATCGGCTGCTCTGCCCGACACGTGCAACAGCGCTTGGCGCTGGTCGAGCGCCTCGCCCCCGAGGTCCAGTCCGCCGTCCGCTCCGGCTTGGTCAAATTTACCCAGGCCCGGGTTTTGACGATGGCATCGCCCGAGCGCCAGCGCGAATTGGTCAAAAAAATCGACAAATTCGCGACGACGGACCAGCTCAAAAACGAGATCACGGCGGGCATGGTCCCGGCCACCCGCGCCATTTTCGACCTTGCCACCTATACCGGCCAGATCGTCACCAATGACGACACCGGCACCCGCTACTTTGCCGACAAAACCGAGTTTTTGGCGGCGCAGCGGGCCGCTGCCGAGGCCATCGCCCAATCCCTGACCGATGATTGGGCCTGGACCGATTTCTACCCGCAATTTTCCCCCGAATTGCGCCGGTTCGAGGCTGGCACCGCGACGGAGACACGCGGCACCCCGGCCCAGATCGCCTATGCCTTCGACGAGGCCGACCGTCACCGCGCCGGGGCGCTGGTCCATTTTGATCCCCATGACGGCCGCGTCACGATCCATACCGGGTTGCTCCAGCGCCGCCCGCCCGACCCCGAGGCCGAGGCGCGGCAGCAAGCGGATATGGCCGCGCGCGCGGCCGCCAGCGCGGCCCGGCAACAGGACATCACTATCGTCGCGGACCAGATCAAGGCCGCGCTGTGCGCCGATCCGCACGGCGCGCTGCGCCTGTTGATCCTGTGGCCTGCGCTCAATCTCCGCGTCAGCCCGACACCGGCCTTTGACCTCAATCGGGCCAGGGGCATCCCCAAAGAGGAGATAAACGGCGGAGAATGGCGCTTTCTGGCCCGCTTTGTCGAGCCCGCCTCGGCATTGGGCAATCACGTTCTGAAGGAGGATGCCGATATCGTCGAGGTCTGGCACGCCGCCCAGAAAATCACCGATGCCGCCGCCGCCCGAAACATGGGCCGCCTTGTCGGCGCCGCGCTCCACCATCGCCTTACTGGTGGCATCACCCCTCTGGGGCTGGCCATCGCCGAGTATTACGGCATCGACGTCCCCGACTATCTGCACCCCTAACGGAGAGCCACCATGCCCCCAAAGAAATGGGTCCCCACCGACTATCTCGACGAGTTTTCTCCGGCCCCGCGTGACAACCCGTCCGACTGGCTGATCCGCCTGCCGGATGGCCGGATCGCCCTTGATGCCAACGACACCAATCCCAACGCCGCGCCCCAGCCGCTGGTGGACGGGGAAATCATCTACATGTCGTGGACGGAGCATCACGGGACCGGAAACGTCTGCGTCGCCGTTGACGGAGTGATCGTGGCAATCCCACCGATGCCGCCCAGCCCGCCCGGCGGAGCCATGTTTGTCCACAGCGGAGAGCCTGAATCGGTCTCGCCCGACCTCGAAACCCTCACCGAAACCTGGGACCATGGCGACAGCGACACCGTGACCTATTTTGCGTGGTCCGATTCCGGGGTGCCCTACATCCTGGTCGGCCCCGTGCTGGAACAGGTCGAGCCCGCCACAGTGGCGCGGTGCCGCATCCTGTCGGAGATCATCGCCGAACGCGCCCACCAGGACGCCCGGTGGGGCGGCCCCGCCCATGACGACACCCACGACGATTTGGCGTGGTCGTGGATCATCCGCCACCACCTCTCCAAGCAACGCCGCCCCACCGATGCGGCCACCGACAATTACCGCCAAATCCTGGTCGAGATCGGCGCGCTGGCTGTCGCGGCGATTGAGTCCTACGACCGCCGCCACGCTACGCCGGACGAGGCGACCGATCAGGCCGCGCTGGACGCCTGGACCCGCTCGGGCTGGTCCGATCTCGCTCAGGCGGAGGACTGATCGTGGACGGCGGCATCGCCAGCGAGGCCCTGATCCAGGGGATCAGCCGGATCGAGCGGTTGGAGGAGGAGAAGAAAGCCCTCGGGGCGGATATCAAGAGCGTCTACGACGGCATGAAGTCGCAGGGCTTTGACGTCAAGATAATCCGCAAGCTGGTCGTTTTGCGCCGCCAGACCGAAGACGAGCGATCGGAAGAACGCGCGCTGCTCGATCTGTACATGGCCGCGATCGGCATGTCAGACGGACAGCCCTTGAGCGACCGCACCCGGGATCAACTGAGTCGCCCCAAGAGCCCCCCCCCCCACGCGACGAGGACGATCCGTCCGACACGGGGGGATGGTCTATCAATCCGGCCCGATCTCCCGAGCCGCCGCCCACCGCGACGATCGACGAGGCCCGCACCATGGGCAGGCAGGCGGCCGAGACCGGCAAGCCCGTTTCGGCTAACCCCTTCCCGGCGGGCGACCCCCGCCGCGCCGCCTGGGACGAGGAATGGTGCCGGGCGGCGGGAAGCGACGGGATGGAAATCCCCGAAGCTTTTCGCCGCAAGAAAAAGCCGCAGAAACCCAAAGATCACACCGACACGGACAAGAAAGACTGACCCATGGCCACATTCAAACCTTCCTCCGCGCTTAAGCGCATGGCGACGATCCTACAGCCCGACGAGGCCGAGGAACCGATTTTGACCCCGCCGGTCCGCGAAGCCGTCCACCAATGGATGACCGAGATTCGCGCCGCCGACGAAATGGCTAAATTGGGGATCAAGCCCCGCTGCACCGCCCTTCTGTCCGGCCCGCCCGGCTGCGGCAAGACCACCCTGGCCCACCATTTCGCGATGCGCCTGGGGCTGGCGCTGGTGTGCGTCAATACGGACCAATTGGTGTCATCGTCCCTTGGCGGCACCGGTCAAAATGTTGCCGCTATCTTTGCCGCCATCGAGGAACAGGAAGATCTCTGCGTTCTTTTTTTGATGAGTTTGACGCGATCGCGGGCAAGCGGCAGATCGGGCGGGGCGAATGCTCCGACGAGATGAATCGCGTCGTCAATAGCCTGCTGGTCTACACCGAGCGTTTCCGGGGGACGATGATCGCCGCGACGAATTTGTCTGCGGCGATCGATCCGGCGATGTGGCGGCGCTTTGGCCTGCAACTTGAAATCGGCTTGCCGGGGGAAGACGAGCGCTACGCGATCCTCGCCCGCTATATCGCCCCGCTGGGGATGGATGCCGACACCCTGGAATACCTCACCGAGGTAACAGCGGGCGCGCCGCCGTCACTGCTGCGCCAGATGATGGAGGGGGTCAAGCGGGACCTGATCCTGTCGCCTCGCCTGGGCCGTCCGACCGATGCCGGGGCCGTTTTTGCCCGCGTGGTCGCCTCGACCCGCCCGGCGCCGGAATACGACCCACCGCCGCTGTGGGACGGCACCGAGCATGTACTCGGGAAAATCGACAAGCTTCCCTGGCCCCCGAGCCTGCCGACCCCCCTGGCCCCCGACCCTGCCGGAGGCCGCATAAATGGCTGATACCATCGACAAGGCCCAGGAGGTTGCCGAAATGCACCGCCTCGCCGCGTTGTCGCGCCTCCCACCCACCCCGTCGCCCCGCCCCGTCTCTGCCGAGTGCGAAGAGTGCGGCGAGACGATCACCGAGGCCCGCCGCCGCGCCGTGCCCCACACCACGCTATGCGCCGATTGCGCCGCCGAGGCCGAGGCCCAGGCCCGGCGCCGTTCTCTAACCGGGGGACATTGACATGGCCGGAAGCGTCAACAAGGTGATCCTGATCGGACATTTGGGCCGTGATCCCGAAATCCGTACCGCCCAGGATGGCGGCAAGATCGCCACCCTCAACATCGCCACCTCGGAATCCTGGAAGGACAAAGCCAGCGGCGAACGCAAGGAAAAGACCGAGTGGCATCGGGTGGTGATCTTCAATCCCAACCTTGCCGAGATCGCCGAGCGCTATTTGAAAAAGGGCGCGCCGGTCTATGTCGAGGGCGCGCTCCAGACCCGCAAATGGACCGACCAGAGCGGGGCCGAGCGCTACACCACCGAGATCGTCTTGGGGCGGTTCAAGGGCGAACTGACCCTGCTGGGCAGTCGCGACAGCGGAGCGGATCGCCCGCCCCCGGCCTCTGGCCCGGACGATTACGGCCGCGCCTCTGGCCGCCAGTCCGGAACCACTGGCGGCGGATCGTGGGAACCGCCGCCCGGACTTGACGACGAAATCCCGTTTTAGCCAGCACCGGCAGAGGACAACAGACATGTCCGATAAATCACGCATCGACTGCGCCGATACCCCAGCTCCGCAGCCCCCAGACGTCGCCGCGATCATTGCGGCCTCTCCCATGTGCAACAGATGCGCCCACGCCCCCAATTGCCTACGCCCGTTCCCCGGCGGGGGGCTGGTGATCGGCTGCGTGTACTGGACCCAGGACGCAAAGGCTACCCATCCCAAAATCGCCGATCAGCGGCGGGAGCGGGCAATCACCCACCTTACGCCCCCCTCCCCGGATGCGCTTGTCGTCCCGCCCATGTCGCCCGAGGCCGAGGCCGCGCTTATCGAGGCTTGGCACTCTGCCGAGGCCAAAGACGGGCCGAGCCTCATCTTGCCCGTGCCCGAAACCGCCGAGCAGCGGCGGAAGCGGCGGGCGAAGATCATTCATTTCGGCAGATTTGCCAGACTCGGCCCGATTGCCATCACCGACGCCATCGAGGCCAGCGACCGCGCCGCCGGGTGCGATCCGGACGAGTTGAGGGAGACGGAAACCGAAATTTCCCAGACGCACGATTGGGCGCGTCAGGATGTCTGTTTAGTGATCGCCGAAAGATGCGGATTCCCGAATCTCGTGCGCGAATTTAAGCGGCTGAGATCGGAATGCGAGCGGTTGCGGAATGAGTGGGATGACGCAGGATTCGAAATTGAGACATTGAGCGAGAAGTTAAGCGCGGCGCGGGCCGAGGTCGAGCGACTGAACCGGGTCGCCGAAGAAAACAACGACCTGATGGCGCGCGCCAACGCGCTGTATGTCCGCTCCTGCGAAAGCAACGCCACCCTCGCCGCCCAGGCGATGTTGCGGGTAGTGGAGGCCGCTGACCATTGGGATCGGGTTAGGGGGAGTGACCCCGTAACCCGCGCCGATGTCGGTGATGCACTGATTGATGCCGTGCGCGCTCATCGCATCGCCACCGGACGCGACGCCCTGACCGGGGAGGCGGAGTGATGGGTGACCTGTACAGAAAAGTCACCTGCCCTTATTGCAACGGCAAAGGCGGTTCCGCGTCGCCAATCGATGGCGAATGGAGCGAATGCGCCGAATGTGATGAAACCGGCGTAATGACCGTCGGGGCTGTGCATCGCGCAAACGCATCCTTTGCTGCCTATTGCTCCGACGGGTGGAGCCGCGACTTGTTCCGAGTTGAATTGTCAAAACCTGTACCGGCCTGGATTTCACGTCTTCCGACAAATGGCGCTGGGGAGGCGAAGTGATGCTCTACCACCAATACACTCATGTCTACGGCGACCCCGATACGTGGTGGCAGATTGAGTTTTATCGGCGGGATTGGCCGGTCGCCCGGTCTCGCCGCCCGCGCCGCGAGTCTTACGGCAAGCGGATCGCGTGGACCCTGTATCTGCACCGCTGCCGCGCCATCACCCGGGAAATTCCGGATTGGGACCCGCGCCGTCACCGTGAACAGGAACGGAACACGGCGGGATATAACGCAAAATATCGCAAGGCCGGATGGGGGAAACGCAAATGAGCGACCACAGCGCCATCGAATGGACCGACGCCACTTGGCAAATCGCGTCCGGCTGCTCGCCGGTCTCGGCCGGGTGCCGCAATTGCTACAGCGCCCGCCTCGCCGGGACGCGGCTTAAGCATCACCCCCGCTGCCAGGGGTTGACCTGGCAGCCCGACAACGGCCGCCACGTCTGGACAGGAGAGGTGCGGCTGCATCCGGACCAGCTTGACCAGCCGCTGCGCTGGCGCAAGGGCCGCCGCATTTTTGTCGGCGACCGCACCGACCTGTTCCACCCGGCGATCCCGGACGACTATATCGACCGGGTGTGGGCGGTGATGGCGCTCACGCCCCGGCACACCTATCAGGTCCTGACCAAGCGGCCCGAGCGGATGCGGGAGTATCTGGACAACGATCTCCTCGGAATCCGCCTGTCGGACCTGATCGACTCGGAGTGGCGCGACGGGCGACGCGGGGAGCCCATCGTCTCCTTGCCCCTCCCCAATGTCTGGATCGGTGTGTCGATCGAGGATCAGACCACCGCCGACGCCCGCATTGACCACCTGAGGGACACCCCAGCAGCGGTGCGGTGGGTGTCCTATGAGCCCGCGCTGGGGCCGGTGGACCTTGGCCATTGCCTGGATGGCCTGCCGCCCAATTACTGGATCACACAGATTGATTGCCTTGATTGGGTCGTGATGGGCGGCGAGAGCGGCCCGCATGCCCGGCCGATGCATCCGGACTGGGCGCGGGGCCTGCGCGACCAGTGCGCGGCGGCGGGGGTGCCGTTTATGCTCAAGCAATGGGGGGAGTGGACGTCGATCTATGACCGTGACCGGGACGACCCGGATTGGCAGCGGTGCCCAACGGTTGACGGTCAAATGGGCCGTGGAGATGAGAGGTATCTCAACCTTGCTGGCGGGTGCGGATTTCACGGCGATCGCGTCATAGCGGTGTGCAACGTCGGCAAGCACTCCGCCGGTCGCCTGCTCGACGGGGTCGAGCACAACGGGATGCCGGGCGAGGTGGCAAAATGAAGCAATCCATATCCATTGCGGCAGCCGCCGAGATACTTGACACCAGCAAGGATACGATCCGGGATATGCTCGATAAAGGGCAGCTTTGCGGGCACTACCTAAGGCGAGAGCGCCGTGTCTATGCAGACAGTATCTCCGAGTACCAACACGCGCACGAGATAAAGGCGAAAACCGCAACCTCACCGGATACGTCGCAAAGACGAAGGCGATCCGAAGGAAGAACCGAGGCAAGCCGCACTCTGGCCGGATACGGAATATGACTGTCTACTACAACAAATCCCGCAACAAGTGGATGTATGACTTCGAACGCTCCGGACAGCGTCACGCGGGATATTGCTCGACCGAGACAGGAGAGCCGGTCACAAGCAAACGCGCCGCCCAGGCTTGCGAGGCGAGGCTAAAACGTCTTGCCGAGACGGCATCGCCGACGACAGCGGGCGCGTCCCTCGCCTGCTGTTATACGGTCGAGCAGCTTTTTGCGGATTATGTCAGTCAGAGCGCCGCCACGAAGCGGTCTTTCGAGGGCAATATTCGCCGCTACGTCACCGAATGGCTTGATTTTTTAGGCCGCCAGACCGCCGCCGCGTCGATCACGACCGATACCATCGAGCGCTTTATCGAGCATTCGCGCTCCCAGCGGCGCGGAGTCTATTCCGGGGGGCCTCGCAAAGGGGGAGCGATTGCGGTTAAATCCGACGCGCCCACCCGGAGCGACAGCACGACAAACAGATATCTCGCCAGCCTACGCGCCGCGATCAATTGGGGCGTTAAAAACGGCAAATTGGCCCCGGTATGCATCCGCAGCCTCGACGAGCCAGCCGAGCTACCGACCCCGATCAGCCCCCAGCTTGTCACGGCAATTTGGGCAAAGGCTCCGCCGCACCTCAGACTGGCGATTACAATCGCCGTCCACACTGGCCTGCGCCTGGACGAGACGCTCTCGCTGCGCTGGTCCTGGATCGACATCGAGGCGAGGACGATCACTCTGCCGGGCCGGGCCACAAAGTCAAAGGCGGGGCAGATCGTCTATATCAACGACGATCTGGCGGCGGCCCTTGAGGGCACGCCCCATCATTGCGATACCGTGATTGCCTATACTCGGGCGACCACACCCGACGCGGTCAAACGCCACCCGCCACGGCCGATTAAATCCATGAAACGCGCCTGGCAGTCAGCCCAAGCCGCAGCCGGGATCACGCAACCGTACCGATTCCACGATCTACGCGCGACGTTTTGCACGGCCGTTTTGCGGGCCAATAATAACCCTATCGCCCTCAAATCGGCCGCCCGCCACGCCTCTCTCAGCACGACCATGCGCTACGCCAAGCTAGCCGACGATTCAGTTCGACAGGCGTTTGACGCGACAGCCGGTTTGTTAAATCCCCAAACGCCAACCCCAAACAAGAGGCCAGCTAGACCGCGTAGCGGTGTCGGGGGGAACAAAAAACATAGCATTTTCAATGCTGTGTGCTTGGCGTCCCGGAAGGGATTCGAACCCCTGACCTACGGTTTAGGAAACCGTTGCTCTATCCTGCTGAGCTACCGGGACGCGAGCGCTTTGAGAGCGCGGGGGTTATAG